GATGCTCTTGCGCTACGATCGTAATGATCGCATTTACGCTTGGGTACCTGCTAGGTCGGTAAGCTAGGGGACTCGCCAGCCTTATCGTACCTGAAAGGTGACGATGAAAAGCCTGACGAGACTCTTTCTGGTCCTTCTTCGAGAAATCGGAGAAGAGTGCGGCATCAGCATCGATCGAGACTGGAAAACCATTCTCGATCGAATGGAACACGAGGGTATGTCGTTCTTAACGATAACCCTACCAACCTACGCAGCGGACTTCGAAAGAAGTCTTGAGCTTGGTTGTGTAACCTCCGACCTTTTTCTATCTTTCAAGAAGAAGGGAGGGCTCCCGGTATTTCTATCGGGTTTCCTTCGGTTAGTGTTCCTGGATAGTGGCGAATTGAAAGATGAGCCTTCTGTTGTTGCTGTTCGCAGCATCAGACAGCTTGCCTACTTTTTCAAGAAGGTCGAGCTGGAGTGTACCGATCGCAGAAAGCGAAAGGCCATTCAGTCTTATCTCGCATGTGAGGAAGAATTGGCGCAAGTAGAACGACATCTTGACCCTGATCGGGTGAGAGATGTCGCGATCCAAGCACACATCCTTTTTGGAGACGTGTTTGACAAAGTGAATCGTCAGATCGACGAATTTGCTATCGAACCACGCCATGGGTCTGGTAGTACTGCCGATGGAAACATCGGCAACCAGAAGTACGTTCAATCCTACTGGACTGAGCGACTACAGGAGTACTTCCCTTACGAGGAGTACTTGTTTCCGAACCTTCGGAGGCAGAATTCCTGGCCCGTCAACCTTGCTAACCCGGACGAAGAGATCCCTGCTAAGGTCTCTCTCGTTCCTAAAACGCAGAAAACACCTAGAATCATCGCTCAAGAACCTACTGCACATCAATATGTGCAGCAAGGCTTGATGAAGACTCTAGTCCCTTTATTGGAAGCGGATCCGCTTTGCGGACCGTTCGTTGGTTTCTCCTCGCAAGAGGAAAATCGGCGTGCTGCTGAACTTGGCAGTATCACCGGGGAACTCGCAACCCTCGATTTATCTGAGGCTAGCGACCGTGTTCTCAATTCACTGGTCGAGGCGATTCTTCAACCTTGGCCTAGCTTGCTCGGCGCTGTAATGGCGTCTCGCTCGCGAAACGTGAAACTACCTGATGGGACAGTGTTACCCCTCAGGAAGTTTGCGTCTATGGGTTCTGCACTTTGTTTTCCTATGGAAGAGATTGTCTTCTTGGCAATTATCCTTTCTGGGACAGCAACTGCGGGATTTCGCCGCTCTCGTGGAGAACTTATGGCCCTCCACGGGTCTGTCCGTGTCTATGGGGATGATATTATCGTCCCTGTGGAAATGGTGCAAGCTACCGTGCAGTCACTCGAATCTTTTGGACTTAGAGTGAACACCGCCAAGTCTTTCTGGAACGGTATGTTCCGTGAGAGTTGCGGCGGGGATTACTTCGCTGGAGAATGGGTTACACCCGTTCGAATGCGTCGTATGCTGCCGGCTAGACGAGATGATGTTGCTTCCGTGGTTTCTACCATGGAATTGTGTAACCTTCTCTTTGAGAATGGTCTGTGGAAGACAGCTGATTATCTTTTAGCTGAACTCCGCAAGCTGGGCTACGGCCGTAAGGTCGTGCCCCGCTACACAGCTGCAATCGCTCCCTGGAGTTTCCAGACTTCTGGTTACAAATGGGATCGGCTCCACCCGGATTACCAAAGCAAGGTAGTTCGAGTGGATGTCCTTCGGCCCTCCTTCCCCACAAATGGGGTTGATGGATTGCCGGCTTTGAGGAAAACCCTTGAGGGGGACTATTCAGACCCCCAGTATAGGCATCACCTCACATCATCAGGACGTCCCCTCCACGTTCGCACGAAGAGAGGGTGGGTTGAGGTCGGCGCTTAGCGCCGGCCTCTTGCGAGATTTCTTTCTCGCTGGTGGAGATGCTTG